GCGACGTTCACGGCTTTGTGCAGCCGCGCTTTGAAGGGGTGCGCGCGGCGATGGCGGCCAGTCTGGCCAGCGGCGCCGATCTGGGCGCCAGCTTTGCCGCCACCCTGAACGGGGAACCGATCATCGATATCTGGGGCGGTTGGGCCGATGCGGAGCGGAGCCGGCCGTGGGAAAAGGACACGATCGTCAACGTCTATTCCACCACCAAGACCATGACGGCGCTGACGGCGCTGTGGCTGGCCGATCAGGGCCTGCTCGATTTCGCCCGGCCGGTGGCGCATTACTGGCCGGAGTTTGCCGCGAACGGCAAGGCGGATGTGACGGTGGCGATGCTGATGAGCCATTCGGCCGGCCTGTCGGGCTTTGCCGAGCCGATGCTGCCTGAGGATATTTATGACTGGGAGCTGTGCGTGACGCGGCTCGCCGCCCAGGCGCCGTTCTGGCAGCCGGGCACGGCGCCGGGCTATCATGCGTTGACCCAGGGCTATCTGGTGGGCGAGGTGGTGCGGCGCATCACCGGCAAATCGCTGGGCACGGCGTTCCGCGAGATTTTTGCCGAACCCCTGGGGGCGGATTTCCACATCGGCCTGCCGGCCAGCGAGGATGACCGGGTGGCGCATCTGGTGCCGCCACCCAAGGGGGCCGCGATCGGCGATGTGTCGCAATCGGAATTGACCCGCAACATGGCGACCAACCCCGCCATCGATCCGCTCGCCACCCGCACGCGCGCCTGGCGCGGGGCGGAGATTCCGGCTGGCGGCGGCACCGGCAACGCCCGCAGCGTGGCAGCGGTGCAGACGATCATGGCCAATGGCGGCATGGCCGGCGGGAAACGCTTCCTGTCGGAAGCCGGGGTGGCGCGGGCACTGCAGGAGCAGATTGCCGGCATGGACATGGTGCTGAACATGCCGGTGCGGTACGGCATGGGTTATGGCCTGCAGGGGGCGCTGCGCATGTTCCCCAACGAACGCACCATCTTCTGGGGCGGTTATGGCGGCAGCCTGGTGGTGTGCGACATGGATGCGCGGCTGTGCATGGCCTTTGCCATGAACAAGATGGCCGGCACCACCACGGGCGACATGCGCGCCGGCATGCTGATGGCCAGCGCCTATGCCGGGCTGGCGGCCGGATAAAATAACCAAATAGGCACGTTTCTGCTTGACGAGCGTGACGCTATTGGTTATAGATGCGTCATGCCTGCGGAATCGGCCTGAAGGGAACACTCGGACGGGCCCGGTCAAGCGAAAGGGCCTTTAGACCATGGTGACCGAATTGATGCTGGCCGCGCCGCCGGCCCCTGCCACTGCGCCGATCCGGGTGCGTGCCAGCGGGCGGCGGCCGCGCACGCGGCTGGGGCGGCGGGTGTTTGGCACGCGGGCCAAGCGGCTGGTGTTTCTGGATGCGCTGGCGCGCTGTGGGGATCCGGCGGTGGCGGCGCGGGAACTGGGCGTTTCGGTGTTTGATGCCTATCGCGTGCGTGATGCCGATGCCGAATTTGCCGCCCAGTGGCATGAAGCGATCAGCATTGCCTGGGAACGGGTGGAAAACCGCCTGCTGTCGGAATTGTTGAGCGAGGCGGAGGCCAGGGATGGCAAGAATGGCAATCTGCGCGACAGCAAGCTGGCGCTGGCCATCCTGGCGCGGCGCGACAGCGGGGTGACGCGGGCCGGCGGCACGGCCGGCCGACCAGTGGACGGCGCCCATGTGGCGCGGCTGAGGGCCGAATTGCGGGCGCTGGCCGATCCGGCCTGAGCCGGCCAATCACGGGGGTGATCACCGGCCGTTTGCGGCTGTTTGCTGATCCGGTGCCGCACCTGCCCTTGTGGCCGGCGTTGCGCCGCTGCGGGAGCCGCCGCCGATGGCCAAGGACAAGCTGGCAGCGTCGCTGCTGGAGCGATTTCGGGCGCTGCCGCGGCACGTGCAGCGGCACTGGCTGAACCGATATGGTGAAGATGCCATGCTGGCCATGCTGGCCGGTGCCGGCGCGTTGCGCCCGCCGCAGCTGGCCCCAGCCGGGGATTGGGGCATCTGGGTGATCCTGGCCGGGCGCGGCTTTGGCAAGACGCGTGCCGGCGCACAGTGGGTGCATGATCTGGCCGCGGCGGGTGGACGCCGCTTTGCGCTGGTGGCGCCCAGCCTCGATGCGGCGCGCGCCGTGATGGTGGAGGGCGAATCCGGCCTGTTGGCGCTGTTGCCGCCGGGTCAGCGCCTGACCTGGCAGCCGGCGGCCAAGCGCCTGATCTGGTGCAATGGCAGCGAGGCGCGGCTTTATTCGGGGGCGGAGCCCGATGGCCTGCGCGGCGGCCAGTTTGATTATGCCTGGGGTGATGAATTTGCCCATTGGGCGCATGGCGAGGAAACGGTGATGAACCTGCGCATGGCGACCCGGCTGGGGCCCGCCCCGCGCATCCTGCTGACGACAACGCCGCTGCCATTGAATTGGCTGAAGGCGTTGCTGGCCGAGCCGGGCGTGGTGGTGACGCGCGGGCGGACGCGGGACAATGAGCGAAATTTACCAAAAGGGTTCGTAGGCGCGCTAGAACGGCGCTTTGGCGGCAGCATCACCGGCCGGCAGGAGCTGGAGGGCGAAATTGTCGAGGATCTGGACGGCGCCCTGTGGACCCGCGCGTTGATTGATCGGCAGCGTGGGCGGTGCCCGGCCGATGTGGTGCGGGTGGTGGTGGGGGTGGATCCGCCGGCTGGCGGCGGGACCTGCGGCATCATCGTGGCGGCGCTGGCCGGCGATGGCCGGGCCTTTGTGCTGGAAGATGCGAGCATCGCCACGGCGCGGCCGGAGGATTGGGCGCGGGCCGTGGTCGCCGCGGCAGACAAATGGCAGGCCGACCGCGTGGTCGCCGAAGTGAACCAGGGCGGCGCCATGGTGACGGCGATGCTGAAATCGGTGGATGCGGCGTTGCCAATCACTGCCGTGCGCGCGGCGCGGGGCAAGGTGGCGCGGGCCGAGCCGGTGGCGGCGCTCTATGCCGAAGGGCGGGTGTGCCATGCCGGGGTGTTTCCGGCGCTGGAGGATGAACTGTGCGGGCTGCTGGTTGGCGGGCGTTACGCCGGGCCGGGGGCATCGCCTGACCGCGCCGATGCCGCGGTGTGGGCGTTGACCGCGCTGTTGCTGGGGGACCGGCCAGCGGTGCCGGGGATTCGGGAATTGTGAGGCTGTGATCCTCTCCCCTCTTGGGGGAGGTGCCTGCAGGGCGGCGGGGGGTTGCATGCGGTGGGGGCTCGCCCCCTCCGCCGCCCTTCGGTCGGCACCTCCCCCAAAGGGGGAGGATCTTTGGGGGCTGCGCGGTCCTTGCCAGCCCCCTCCGTCAGCCTGCGGCTGCCACCTCCCCCAAAGGGGGGGAGGATTGCAAACATCTGGATGTGAAGGGGTTGCGCCATGCGATTGCCGTTTTTGCGGACCAAGTCCGCCAGCCCGTCGGTGCCCCGTGGCATTCCGGCCTGGGCCAGCCCCTTGGCAGACGAGGCGCAGGATTATGGCGCGCAGGTGCGCAGCGCCTTTCTGGGCAATCCGGTGGCGGCCCGCGCCATCCGCATGATCACCGAAGGGGCGGGCGGCGCCCCGGTGGAAAGCCGGCCGGGCGACCATCCGGCGCTGGCGTTGCTGGGCAGCAGCGGCAGCGGGCCATCGGGGCCGGGCCTGATCGAAACGGTGGCGGGGCATCTTTTGCTGCACGGCAATGCTTATGTGCTGGCTGGCTGTGGCGGCGATGGCCTGCCGCGCGCGCTGTTTGCGCTGCGGCCCGAGCGGGTGCGGGTGGAGACGGACAGCCAGGGCTGGCCGGTCGCTTATGTCTATCGCGCCGGCGGGCAGGAGCGCCGCTATCCGGTGGAGGGCGAAGGCAGCCTGCTGCATCTGCGCAGCTTTCATCCGTTGGATGATCATCTGGGGGCGGGCTGCCTGTCGGCAGCGGCGGGGGCGGTTGCCATCCACAATGCGGCGGCGCGCTGGAACCGGGCACTGCTGGACAATGCGGCGCGGCCGAGTGGTGCCTTGGTGTACCAGCCTGGTGATGGATCGGTGCTGAGCCCCGACCAATATGCCCGGCTGAAGGCCGAGATGGAGGCGGCCTTTGCCGGCGCGGCCAATGCCGGGCGGCCGATGCTGCTGGAAGGCGGCCTGAGCTGGCAGGCGTTGAGCCTGTCGCCGGCCGAGATGGATTTTGCCGGCATGCGCGAGGCGGCGGCGCGCGACATCGCGTTGGCGCTGGGGGTGCCGCCGCTGCTGATCGGGCTGAAGGGGGACAACACCTATGCCAATTATCGCGAGGCCAATGTGGCGCTGTGGCGGCTGACGCTGCTGCCGCTGCTGGCGCGCATCTTGGGTGGGCTGTCGGCCTGGCTGGGCTGGTGGTGGCCCGGCCTTTCCCTGGTGGCGGCCAGGGATGACATTCCGGCGCTGGCCGAGGATCGCGCCCGCTTGTGGGAACAGGTGCGCGGCGCCGATTTCCTGGATGCAGCGGAAAAGCGCCGGATTCTGGGGCTTTCTGAGGGAGATGGCCAGTGAGCACGATCCTGGAAGGGCTGTTGGCGCAGGCCGAGGCGCAGGGCGCGGCGCGGGTGACGTTGCAGGCGGTGATCGAGGAGGCGGCCGAAGCCGGGGCGGCGCGGGCGCTGGCCCGGCTGGGCCTGACCGATGATCATGCCGGGGCCGATATCGGCGAACTGCGCCAGCTGGTGCAGGGCTGGCGCGATGTGAAGAAATCGGCGCTGAAAAGCCTGGTGGGCTGGGCGGTGCGCAGTGCCGTCGCGCTGCTGCTGGTGGGCATCGCGTTCAAGCTGGGGCTGGTGGAAGGCGGCCGGCCATGAGCGGGCAGGCCTTGCGGATCGCTGGATATGCATCGGTGTTCGGCCGGCCCGACAAGGGCGGCGATGTGGTGGTGCAGGGCGCCTTTGCCGGCGCCGCCGCGCCGCTGCCACTGTTGTGGCAGCACAAGCAGGATGAACCGATCGGGTTCGTTGAGAGCCTGGCCGAGGATAGCCGCGGCCTGCGCATCACGGCGCGCATCGTGGCCGAGGGCCGGGGCAGCGAGGCCGCCGCGCTGGTGAAGGCCGGGGCCATCGATGGCTTGAGCTTTGGATACCGGGTGAAGGCCGCCAGCCCGACCCGGAATGGCCGCCGGCTGGAGCGGCTGGAGCTGGTTGAAGTCTCGCTCGTGACCTTTCCCATGCAGGGCGAGGCGCGGGTGCTGGGCTGGCAGGAGGAGCAGACGGATGCTGGAAGTGAAATCTGACAATCTGGCCGGCGTGTTTGATGCCGGTGTGGAGATCCCGGGCCGGCCGGCGCTGGAGGCCAAGGCGGTGACGATGACGCCGCCGGCCAAGGGCGGGCTGGGCGTGCCGCTGGAAATTGATGCGACCATCGACCGGGTGTTGCGGGCCGCATCGCCAATCCGCAGCATCGCCCAGGTGGTGGAGGTGGGTTCGGCCAATTATCGCCGGCTGATCACCACCACCGGCGTGGTTTCGGGCTGGGTTTCGGAAACGCAGGCACGGCCCGAGACGGACACGCCGGATTTTGCCGAGATCGCCCCGCCGATGGGCGAGCTTTATGCCAATCCGGCGGCCAGCCAAGCCATGCTGGATGATGCCGGCTTCAACGTGGAAACCTGGCTGGGCGAGGAGATCGGGCGCGAATTTGCCCGGGCCGAGGGCGTGGCCTTTGTGGCCGGCGATGGCGTGAACAAGCCGCGCGGATTCCTGAGCGCGCCCACGGCGGCGACGGCGGATGCGACGCGCGCCTTTGGCACGCTGCAGTTCGTCACCTCGGGCGCGGCCGGCGGCTTTGCGGCGACCAACCCGCAGGACCGGCTGATCGATCTGGTGCATGCGCTGGCCAGCCCCTATCGCCAGGGGGCGGTGTGGGTGATGAACAGCGCGACGCTGGCCCGCATCCGCAAGTTCAAGACCAGCGATGGCGCCTTCATCTGGCAGCCGGGTCTGGGTCCGGATCAGCCGCAGACGCTGCTGGGCTATCGCGTGGTGGAAGCCGATGCGATGCCGGATGTGGGCACCGACAGCCTGAGCATTGCCTTTGGCAATTTCCAGGCCGGTTATCTGATCGCCCAGCGCCGCGAGACCGTGGTGCTGAAGGACCCGTACAGCAACAAGCCCTATGTCCATTTCTATGCCACCCGCCGCGTGGGCGGGGCGGTGCTGGACAGCCGCGCCATCAAGCTGATGCGCTTTTCGGCCTGAGGCGTGGCCGGGGCCGGCGGACTGACCCCCCGCCGCCGGCCCCAATTTTTTCAAGGAGATCGCAATGCCCGACACTGTGACGGCGCCCGCCGTGGGCGTGGCCTTTGCCACCGACGAGATTGCCGGCGTGCACTGGCCCTTTGCCAAGCTGGCCTTTGGCGCGGCCGATGCGGCGCTGCGCGTGGCCGATGCGGACGGGTTTCGCCTGCCGGTGAGCCTGGGCGGCAGCCTGCCGGGCTTTGCCGCGCCGCCGGTGGTGAACATCGGCACGGCGCCCACCCTGGCGGTGAGCGGGCCGTTGACCGATGCGCAGCTGCGCAGCGCGGCGGTGCCGGTGGCGGTGCAGGCGCTGGCCACCACCACCCGCGCCTATGATTTTGCCGCCGGGCAACGGCTGACTACGGCGGGCAGCGGCCAGGTGCGATCGGCGGCGGTGGCGGCGGCCGAAGTGTTGCTGCACGCATCGGTGCGCGGGTTTTTCCGCGTGGGCGATGCCGCGGTGGCGGCCGGCGTTGGCGCGGGCAGCATTCCGTTGGCGGCGGATGAGAAATTCCACCTGCGCATCACCGCCGGCCAGTTCATCAGCTTTGTGCGTGACAGCAGCAGCGATGGCAGCCTGACGATCATGCCGGTGGCGCCATGATCGGCCTGATCGGTGCGGTGGGGCGGGTGGGGCAGATGGGCGGGCGGCGTGTGACCCCGGCCGGCGTGCCGGATTTCAGCCTTTCGGGCAGCAGCGTGACAACGGCCTGGGGCACGGTGGCGGTGGGCGATCTGGTGCCCAATGCCGCCACGCCGGCGGGGGCCTATTTCGTGCTGGTGGGGGAACCTGCTGGCCTGGCAGTGGTGAACGGCTGATGGCAATTCAGGTGCAAACCCAGGGCGCGACTGATCTGCGGCTCAGCGCGGCCATCATCAAGCCCGGCTATGCCGGCGTCGGGCGCACGATCGGCGGCCAGGCCGGCCAGTTGATGGGCCATTGGCGCGCGATATTCGTGCGCATTCCGGGCAGCGGTTTCACGCTCAATGGCGGCTATGCCATGCTGGGCAGCGATGCCAACAATGCCGGCAATTTCGCTTCGGGCGATGACACGGCGCTGCGCATCTTTGGCACCGGATCGGCCAATGCGCTGCGGCCATCCGCCCGCTATCGCAGCGGCAGCACCGAGGCCTTTGCCGGCACGGCCGGCGCTGAGGGCCAGTTCACCGCGCTGAGCGCGATGAGCGCCACGCCCAGCGTGTGGCTGGTGATCGAAGGCATCACCAACACCGGCAGCAACGCCAGCCCGGTGTGGCGGGGCTGGGGCGCGGTGTGCCAGGTGGGCAGCGCCGCGCCATCGAGCCAGGTGGCGGCCACGGCCATTGCATCGGCCTGGATCAGCGGCACCACGGGGGCCCTTTTGCGGCAGATTTTCGCCGCGGCCGGCACCGGTTCCACCCGCACGCCGGCCGGCGTGGCGATGGAACAGGTGGCGCTGGCGGCCGGCGATTTCCCGTGGGACACGGCGAACAACCGCCCGCACCATGATGCCATCGCGGCGCTGGCCGGCGGCGGGGCCAACCCGTTCCACACCTATGCCAGCCTGGTCGCGGCGCAGAATGCCGGCACGCTGCCCTATGCCAACTGCGATCAGGGGCGCGGCAATCTGGATTATCACTGGACGCTGCGCAGCCTGTCGGCCGGCCTGACCAACAGCGGCATTGCCGGCACCGCCACGCTGGCGCAGACGGATTGGAACGCCCTGACCGGCGGCCTGGTGGACGGCGGCGACATCGCCCCCACCCACTGGTATGGCGGTGCCCCCACCATCACCAACCCGGCGGTGAAGTTCACCAGCGGGCGTGGCACGCGGGCCACGGTGGTTTCCGGCACCCGCACCAGCGGCGTGACCGTGGAACGCCGCTGGGAGCGCATGAGCGACAGCACGGCCCTGACCGGGCTGGACTGGGGCGCACCGGCCAGCCAGAGCGGCACCACCTGGCAGGTGAGCGACACGCTGCCGGTGGGCGGCCCCTATCGCTTGCGCGTGCGCTATGCTGCCGATACTGCGCAGGCCGCCAGCAGCGATGATTGGCTGGTGGGCACGGCCGTGTGCATGAACGGCCAATCCGGCATCGAACTTGTTTTCGAAGGCGGCACCGCCGGCGGCAACGATCTGAACATCGCGGTGGCCAGCGGCGCGCAAGGCGTGCTGGTCAAGCTGAACAACCAGCGCGGCGGCACCGCCGCCACTTATGCCCAGCCCAGCTTGACCGTGAGCCGCCTGGCCAGCGGTGCAACCCCGGCCAACAACCATGGCGCGGTGCTGTTCCTCAACGAATGGAACAATGCCAACCCCGGCCACCCGCTGCTGATCTGCAACATGGCGATCAACGGCACGGTTATGGCGGATTGGGCCAACAACACCGCGGTGAACGGCGGCCATGCCAGCTGGACTTTTTTGGGCAATATCGGTGCCGTGGCCGGTGCCAGCAACGGCAATGCCAGCGGCGTGGTCGAAGCCTATGCCGCAGCGCTGAACCGGCACATCGATGCCCACATGATGATGTGGACGCCGAACATGAGTTCGGACAGCGCGGTGCGCGGCAGCTATGTCGCGGCCATCGATGCGCGGTTCAGCAACGCCGCCAGCGCGCCGTTCATCGTGATGCCGCCGTGGCGTGGCCACCGCGAACCGGGCGACCTTTCCAGCCTGGTTTCGAAGCGGCAGGAGCATCTGGATTTCGTGGCGCAGCTGGGCACGCGCGGCGTGCTTGGCCCCTATTGGGCCGACACTGTGATGGACGGCAAGCCGAACCCGGCCACCGATGGCGGCACCGGTTCGCTGCATTGCGCCTTCAACAACGCCGCCCAGGCCGCCACCAACACTGGTGGTTCGCCGGTCAGCGATGAGAATCAGGTGGGGCAGGCCCGGCTTGGCCGCAGCCTGGGCCGCGTGCTGGCCTGGCATTGGGATCGCACCATCAAGGCGCACGGCCCGCGCGTGCTGGCCGCGTGGAGCGACAACGGTCGCGCCACGGTGCAGATCGAGCTGGGCCGCGCCTGCCGCACGCTGAATGGCGCGGCGATCAGCGCCAACCAGTTCTGGGTGAGCCTGAACAATGGCAGCAGCTTTGGCCGCGCCGATGGGCAAAGCGAAACCCTGACCGCCACCGGCAACCCGAATTTCACCGTGGCGCTTTCGGCCGATGGCACGCGGGCAATCCTGACCCCGGCCGATGGCGGCACCGCCTGGGCGGCGGCGGGCGCGAACCTGCGCGTGGATTATGCCCGGCGCTGGCCGTTCGGCCCCACCGATCTGCCCGACGAGCGCAACAGCGAACGGGCGCTGGATGGCATCCTGTATGACGACCAGACGCACCGGGGCGGCGTGAATTTCAGCGCCGGGGCGCGGCCGGGCAACCCATGCCAAGGCAGCAACCGCACCGGCGCCGGGCAGGCCGGCGTGCCCGTGGCCACCCGTGGGCCGGCAAAGCTGGTCGCCACCGAACGCTGGACCGGCACGCGCAATGTGACGGTGCGGATGATGGCCGCCGATGGGGTGACGGTGCTGGCGGAAAAGCCGCTGCCGGTTGTGGCGGCCTGAACGGGAAGGGCGGCGATGATCCTGACGCATTTCATCCTGTGCCTGGCCCAGCCGCCGGTGCTGATCGCGCCCGAGGCGGCGACCTGCCCGGCCAGCGCCGGGGCCAGCGATGTGACGATCATCATCGCCAGCGCGCCGGCCGGGCCGGTGCTGCGCGTGGCGGCGGCGCCGGCGGTGCTGGTGGTGGGCCGCAGCTGAGCCGGCGACGCGGCGGGCAACAGGATTTCCAGGGGAGAGCAGGCGATGGCGAAATTTGCCGATGCATCGGTGCTGGATGCGGCGCTGGCCGTGGTGGCGGGCGCAACCCGGCTGGTGGTGACCAGTGGCCAGCCGGCCGATGTGGCCGCGGCCGATGCGGCGCGGCTGGCGGAAGCGGCGGTTGGCCCCGGCGATTTCACGTTGGGGACCAGTACGAGCGGCGGCCGGCGGCTGGCGGTGGCGGGCAAGACCGGGTTGGTGGCGCTGGCCAACGGCACCGCCGATCATGTCGCCCTGATCGATGATGGCGCCGGCCGCGTGCTGCAGGTGACGACCTGTCCGCCGGCGGCGGTGCTGGCGGGCGTGGCGCTGAACGTGGCGGGCTGGGATTTCGTGATCGGGGCGCCGCTGTGACCATGGTTTTGAGCGCGGCAACAGGGAAAGGACGGGCGGCATGACCGGCGTGTTCCTGAAGGATCCGGGCGGGCGCCTGGAATATCAGGTGGATTGGCAGAGCGATTATCTGGCCGGCCGCAGCATTGTGGCGTCGGACTGGCAGGTGCTGCCGGATCAGGCCGGGGTGGCCGCGGCGTTGACGCTGAGCGCGCCGCGCCTGGCCGATGGCCGCACTGCCATCACCCTGGGTGGCGGGCGGGCAGGCCAGCTGTATCGCGTGGTCAACCGCATCACGCTGGCCGACGGCAACAGCGATGAACGCACCCTGGTGGTGCGGGTGGAGGACCGGTGATGGCGGCGATTTCCCTGGACGCCGGCCCGATGGTGGTGGGCCTGGCGGAATGCAAGGCCGCGCTGCGGCTGGAGCGGGATGACGAGGATGGCCTGATTGCCGGGCATATCCGCACCGCCATGGCGCTGTGCGAGGCGTTCACCGGCCAATGGCTGATCGAGCGCGAGGGCGAACAGCGCCTGGCCGGTGATCTGGCCTGGCAGCGGCTGGCGGTGGCGCCGGTGGTGCAGGTGAGCGGCGTGTTTGCCGGGCCGGCCGCGCTGGCCGATGGCTGGGAGGCGGAGGTGACGGCCGATGGCAGCGGCTGGGTGCGGCTGACGCGGCCGCCGCAAGGGGCGGTGGCGGCGCGGTTCCGCGCCGGGCTGGCACCCGATTGGAACGGTGTGCCGGAGCCGTTGCGGGCCGGGATCGTGCGGCTGGTGAGCCATTTTTACAGCCATCGCGATGCCGCCGATGCCGGCCCGCCGCCGGCCGCCGTGGCGGCGCTGTGGCGGCCGTGGCGGCGGATGGCATTGGCTTGAGGCGGGGCCTGAGCTGCATCCTTCGACAGGCTCGGGATGAGCGGATCGGGACCGGACGCAGGAGCATGGATGATGGCGGATGAAATGGCCGGCCAGTTGGCCGAACGGGTTGACGTGGAGCAGTGGCAGCCGGCGCGCGATCTGGCGGGTGATGATGCCGGGGCGTGGGCGGCGTTGGGCAGCGGCTTTGCCGGGGTGGTGCCGGATGGCGCTGGCGCCAGTGTGGCCGGCGAGGCGCGGCGTTCGGGCCGGCGCTGGCGGGTGGTGATGCGGGCGCGGCCGGAACTGGCCGGGGCGGGTGCGCTGCTGCTGCGGCTGCGCTGGCGTGGCCAGTGGCTGCATGTGCTGGGCGTGGAGGATGATCCGCGGGTGCCCGACCGGGTGGTGCTGCGCTGTGAAGGGCGTGGGCCATGAACACGGCGGGCCTGGTGGCGCGGTTGCGGGCCCAGGGCGCAGCGTTGGCGGCGGCGCTGGCGGCGCGGGTGCGCCGGGATGGCCAGGCGCGCTTTGGCCGGCGCGACCGGCTGGCCGATCCGCGCCAGTTATGGCCGGGAGATGAGCGATGAGCGCGAGTTTGGCGGTGCAGCAGGCGCTGGTGGCGGCGCTGGGCGGGGTGCCGGGCGTGACCGGCGTGTATGACGGGCCGGCACTGGATGCCGCCGCTCCTTATCTGGTGATCGGGCCCGATCTTATGGGCGATGCCGGGCACAAGAGCGGGGCGGCGCACGAGCATCGGGTGGCGGTGACCGCATGGGACGACCGGCCGGGCGTGGCGCGGTTGAAGCAGGTGCTGGGCGCGGTGGAGGCGGCGGTTGCCGGCCTGACTGGCGTGTGGGCGGGGCACCGGATCATTTCGGCGCGGCTGCTGCGCCAGAGCCTGGGCAACCCGCAGGATGGCTGGCGGCCGGGGCTGATCGAGCTGCGCATCGTGACGGAAGCAATCTGAGAAAGGGACGGCAATCATGGCAATCGAAAAGGGCTCCGCCTTTTTGTTGAAGGTGGGCAATGGCGCGGTGCCGCTGGCGTTCACCACGGTGGCCGGCCTGCGCACCACGCAGATGAGCGTGAACACCGAGACGGTGGTGGTGACCAACCAGGGCAGCGGCGGCTGGCGCGAATTGCTGTCGGGCGCCGGGGTGCGGTCAGTCTCGCTGTCGGGCAGTGGCGTGTTCACCGGATCGGCGGCCGAAGCGCGGGTGAAGGCCACCGCGCTGGCCGGCACCATCGATGATTACCAGGTGCAGTTCGAAAGCGGCGAGACGGTGACCGGGCGGTTCCTGATCAGCCGGCTTGATTATGCCGGCGATTTCAATGGCGAGCGCACCTACACGCTGCAGCTGGAATCGAGCGGTGCGGTGGTGGCGGCATGAGCGGCACCAATGCGGTGCGCGGGGAGGCCGGCCTGATGCTGGCCGGGCGCCCGGTGCTGATCCGGCCGAGCTTTGCCGCGCTGGTGGCGGCCGAGGCTGAGCTCGGGCCGTTGTTTGCCCTTTGTGAGCGGGCGGCGGCGGGGCAGCTGACCTTGCACGAGATGGCGGCCTTGCTGTGGCATTGCGCGCCCGAACCGGGCTGTGACCGGGCGGATTTTGGCGAAGCGCTGGTGGCCGGCGGGCTGGCGGCGGCGACCCCGGCGCTGCGCGTGCTGCTGGGCCAGATATTGGCCGGGGCGGGATGAGCCGCTTTGCCGATGCGGCGCGGCGGGGCTGCCATGCGGCGGCCGTGGTGCTGGGCTGGCGGCCGGCCGAATTTTGGGCGGCGACCCCGGCCGAGCTGCGCACCTGCCTGGGGCAGGATGGGCCGGCGGAGGCGGCGGCCGCGGATGCCGGCCTGCTGGCGCAGATGATGGAGCGGTTTCCCGATGCTGAACGATCCTGTGGATGAACTGGTGGTGCAGGTGCGTGCCGATACCGGCGGCTTCATGGCCGGCGTGGCGGACATGCAGCGCACGCTGGATGGGCCCTTTGCCGGCGGGCTGGAACGGGCCGGGCTGGGCCTGTCGCGATCGCTGGGGCGGGCGCTGTCGGACGGCAAGCTGGGCTTTGATGAGCTGCGCGTGATTGCGCTGAGGGCGTTGGGCGAGATCGGCCAGGGTGCGCTGCGCATGGATCTGGGCAGCCTGTTTGGCGGCGGCGCGGCGCGGCCGCTGGCGGGCTTTCTGGGCGGGCTGTTCGGCCTGCCGGGGCGGGCGACGGGCGGCCCGGTGGCAGCGGGGCGCCCCTATCTGGTGGGCGAACGCGGGCCGGAAGTGTTTGTGCCCACGGCGGCCGGCCGGGTGGAGGCCAATGGCGGGGGCGGCCGCGCGCCGATCCAGCTGACGGTCAATGTGGCGGCCCCGCGCGAAGCAAGCGCCCAGGCGATGCGGCAGACCGGCGCGCAGGTGGCGCGGGCGGTGGCGCGCACGCTGGACCGGGTGCGGCCATGATGCGCTGGTGGCTGGCCGGGCCGGAGGATCGCGGGCGCACGCGCTGGATCCGGCGTTTCGATCCGTCGTTCTGGCTGGTGGATTTCCCGCGGCCGATGATGGCGAGCGTGACCACCGAGGGCGATGAGACCCTGGTGGTGGATGTGGAGTTCCAGCGCCGCGCCGATCTGGCCGGGTTGATCTGGGAATCGGCCGACCGCTGGAGCCATCCCCTGTGCGCGCTGGCGACCCGGTGGGATTATCGCGGGCTGGTGTGGCGGTTTCGCTGGCAATCGAGTGGCGACGTGTTGCCGCTGGATGTGGTGAACGGCCCGGTGTTGACCATCGAGGGGCGGGATGCCGGCGGCCAGCCGCGCACCTGGTATGTGCGGCTGTGGAATTATGCCGAGGGCAGCCCGGTGGATGCCGAGATTGCGCTGGATTTCGATGCGCTGGCCGGCGGCTTTCTGTTACCGGCCGAGGCCGATCCGGTGTGGGCGGGCGACATCGACCGGCTGTTCATCAGCCTGGTGCCGCCCGGTCATGATGGCGTGGATGCCCCGCTGCCCGCTGTGGCGCAGGGGCAAGTGCGGCTGACCAACCTGCTGGTTGATGGCGATGGTGCGGTGTTGCCGGCCGGGGAGCCCGGGCTGCCGCCGCACGACTGGCGGCTGTGCACGGCCTATGACGATCTTTACAACCAGACCCCGGAGCGCATCCTGACCCAGGCGCTGCTTTTGGGCTGGCGCGGGGCGATCACCCATTATCTGGGCATGAGCCATTTCATGGCGCTGCAGCCGGATGGGTCGGGGGGCTATGTTGTTGATCCGGCGCGGCCCTTGTGTGGGCCTGCGATGGCCTGGCACCGGGATTTTCTGGCGCGGGCGCAGCAACTGGGCTTTGCGCCCATCCTGTCGTTGTCGATGGAGCTGTTGGCCGCGCACTGCCCGGCCGACTGGGCGCAACGGGATGCCACGGGGGCGATTGGGCTGACCGGCTGGGTGCCGCCATCGGCGCTGTTGTCGCCCTGCCAGACGCAATCCCAGGCCTGGTTGCGCAGCGTGGTGGCGGCGGCGATGGCGCTGTTGCCGGCGGGCGCCGTGCCGGCCTTCCAGGTGGGGGAGCCCTGGTGGTGGGTGGGGCCCGATGACCGGCCCTGCCTTTATGATGCCGCCACGGTGGCGCGCTGGCAGCTGGAGACCGGCAGCCCGCCGCCTGCCATCTTAGATGTCAAGGGCAGCAAGAGCGCGGCTGAGCGGGCGTATCTGGACTGGTGCGGGGCGCGGCTGGCCGAGGCGACGGCCGGCATGGTGGCGGCGGCGCCCGTGGGCACGCGATCGCATTTGTTGTTCTATGCGCCGCAGGTGCTGCTGGCCGACCGGCCCGATCTGGCCCGCGCCAACATGCCGGTTGGCTGGGCCCATCCGGCCTTCGATGTGCTGCAGCTGGAGGATTATTCGTTCGTCACCTCAGCCAACCAGGCTGGTCAGGCACGGGCGCGGGCGGCGGTGGCCGGGGCATTGGGCTATCCATTGGCGCAACAACATTATCTGGCCGGCTTTGTGCTGAACGCCGGCGATGCCCAGGCGTACTGGCCATTGATTGCCGATGCGGCAGCCGGATCGGCGGCCAGCCAGGTGTTCATCTGGGCCTGGCCACAGGTGGCGCGCGATGGCTTCACCCCCTTTGCCCTGGATGATGAGGGAGATGCCGCCATGCCGGCCTTTCACGATGTGCGCTTTCCGCTGGAGCTGGGCTTTGGCGCCACCGGCGGCCCCGGTTTTTCCACACAGGTGGTGGTGACCGGTTCGGGCGCCGAACAGCGCAACGCCGATTGGGCCGATGCCCGGCTGGAATTTGATGCCGGCGTGGGCATCCGTTCGGAAGCCGATTTGGAACGGCTGGTGAGCTTTTTCCGGGCCCGGCGCGGCCAGGCGCATGGGTTTCGCTTTCTCGATCCGCTGGACAACAGTAGCGCCGCCGATGGCGGGGCACCGGCCGCCACCGATCAATTTCTGGGGCAAGGCAGTGGCAGCACCACGCGCTTTGCCCTCATCAAGACCTATGCCGATGCCGGAGTGGAGGACGCGCAGCTGCGCCGCATCACCCGGCCCTGGCCCGACAGCGTGCGGGTGGCGGTGGCCGGGGTGGAGCAGGCAGTGGGCTGGTCGCTGGCGCCCGGCGGCCACATTGATTTTGCCGACCCGCCGCCGGCCGGAGCCGCGGTGACCGCCGGTTATCGCTTTGATGTGCCGGTGCGCTTTGCCGCCGACCGTATCGAGGTGTCGATCGCCGGCTGGCGGGCGGGCGAGCTGCCATCGGTGCCATTGATCGAAATCCGGGAGGATTGAATGGCCAGCCATGCCATTGTTCAGGACGATCTCACCCATCTGGCGCTGTGCTGGCGGCTGGTGCGCGCCGATGGCGTGGCGCTGGGTTTTACCAGCCATGATCGCGATCTGCTGGTGGACGGGCTGGTGCATCTGGCCCGGCCCGGCATGTCGCCTTCCGCCATCGTGCTGGGCGATGGCGTGACCGCCGATGATCTGGAGGTGGCGGGCGGCTTGTCGTCATCTGCCTTGACCCGCGCTGATCTGTTGGCCGGGCGCTGGGATGGGGCGCGGCTGCGGCTGTTCCTGGTGGATTGGCGCGATCCGGCGGCCGGACAGGTGGCGCTGGCCAGCGGCACGCTGGGCGATGTCGCGGTGGGGGAAGGCAGCGATGCCGGCTTTGTCGCCACGCTGGAAAGCCCGGCGGCGGCGCTGCAGGCCAGCGTGGTGGAGCTTTGTTCGCCGGAATGCCGGGCCGAACTGGGCGATGCCCGTTGCCGGGTCAGCCTGCGCGGCCGCCGCCGGCTGTGCATGGTGGCCGCGGCCGTGCCGGGGCGGTGCCGGGTGGACGGTATCATGGCGGCCGATCTTGGCGAGGGCCGGTTGCTGGCGCTGGATGGCGCGGCGGCCGGGCTGGAGCGGCGGATCGTGGCGGTCGATGGCGATTGGCTGCAGCTGGACGAGCCGCTGGCCTTGGCCGTGGGTGACCGGGTGCAGCTGACCGAGGGCTGCGACAAGCGCTTTGCCACCTGCCGCGACCGCTTTGCCAACGCGTTGAATTTTCGCGGCGAACCGCATGTGCCGGGCGGCGATTTGTTGACCCGGATCGGAGGCTGAGATGACACGCATCACCAAGCGCCGGCTGCGGGCGGTTGCCGCTGCGCGGGCCGGGGTCGGCACGCGCTTTCGCGCGCAAGGCCGCATGATTGGCCTGGGGCTGGACTGTGTGGGCGTGGCCTTGCTGGCGGCCGCGGGCGCTGGCGTGCGGCTGGCGCCGGTGCCGGCCTATGCGCTGGGCGGGCTGCATGACGATCTGCTGGCGGCCACGTTGTTTGCGCTGGGCTGTCGCCGCGTTCGCCGGGCCAAGGCGGGCGATCTGGTGGAATATGCGCTGACGCCCGGTCATCGCCACCTCGCGGTGATGAGTGATCGGGGCATCATCCACGCCCACGCCGGGTTGGGCCGTGTGGTGGAAGGGCCGGTGCCCGATGACTGGCCGGTGGTGGCGCACTGGGCGCTGCCCGGCGTCCGATAGGGGGACGGCAGCATGGCAACCTTGGTGCTGGGCGTGGTGGGCCGCGCCCTGCTGGGCCCCGTGGGCGGCATTGTTGGCACCCTTTTGGGCAACAGCGTCGATCGCCGCCTGCTGGGCGGCCGCCGCGAGGGGCCGCGGCTGGCCAATCCCGAAGTGCAGGCCGCCAGTTATGGCGAGCCCTTGCCAGTGGTGGCGGGCCTCATGCGGGTGGCCGGCAATGTCGTGTGGTCAAGCGGCATCCGCGAGACCGCGACCCGCAGTGGCGGCGGCAAGCGCGGGCCGGCGACGACCAATTATAGTTATGCCGCCAGCTTTGCCGTCGTGCTGTGCGCTGGGCCGATCGCGGGTGTGGGCCGGGTGTGGGCTGATGGCCGCCTGATCCGCGATGCGGCCGGCGTGTGGAGCCTGCCGGTGACGATGCGGGTGCATGACGGCAGCGAGGGCCAGCATCCTGATGCGCTGATCCTGGCTGCCGAAGGGGCGGCGCCGGCCTTTCGTGGTCTGGCGCATGTGGTGTTCGAGGATCTGGCGCTGGCGGAATTTGGCAATCGGCTGCCCAATCTGGCGTTCGAGATCAATCCGGGCGCGCCGGCGCAATCGCTCGGCACGGCGATGACGGCGCTGGCGGCGCGGGCTGGCGTGGCGCTGCCGGCGCGTGGCGGCTTTCCCGATGTGACCGGCCTGTTTGCTGGGTCGGCGGCGCCGTTGGCCGATGTGATCGGCCCTTCGCTGAGGGCCAGTGGCGCCGTGCTGGCCGCCGGCACTGCGCTGGTGGGGGAGGGGGTGCCAGCGCTGGTGATGGAGTTTGCCGGCCAGGATCAGGCCGACGTTGCCGGCAGCCGCCGCAGCGCCCAGGCCCGCCAGCGGCGCGCCGGCAACCAGGACCTGCCCGATGCGGTGGAGCTGGCCTATTTTGATGACAGCCGGGATTTTCAGCCGGGCCTGCAGCGGGCCCGGCTGCGCGCCGGGGTGCAGGTGGACAATGATGTGCTGCCCTTGGCGCTGGCGCCGGCGGTGGCCAAGCGCCTGGCGCAGGCGCGGCTTTTGCGGCAGCAGGCCGGGCGGCGGCGGCGCAGCCTGCGGCTGCCATGGCGGTTTCTGGGGCTGGCGCCGGGCGATGTGCTGGCGTTGCCGGATGGGCAGTGGCAGGTGGCCGAGACTCGGTTCGAAGCCTTTGTTCTGCATGTGGAATTGGTGCAGCGGCCGGGTGTGGCGGCCGGCGACGGCGCCAGCGATGGTGGCCGGGCGTTGGCCCAGGTGGCGCAACCGGCCGGCCCAACCCGCCTGCTGGCTCTGGACCTGCCGCCGCTGCCGGGCGAACTGCCCGACGCGCCGCGATTGTGGTTGGCCGGGGCGGGGGAGGCACCGGGCTGGCGCGGGCCCGGTGTGGAGATCAGCCTGGATGGCGGCGCCAGCTTCATGGCCGGCCCGGCCCTGCCAGGCGCGGCGGTGATCGGCACCGCGCAGAGCGTGCTTCCCGATGGCCCGGCGACCCGCTGGGACCGGTTTGGCACGGTGGACGTGGAATTGCTGGCCGATGCCATGTGGCTGGAAGGGCGCAGCGAGGCATCGGTTCTGGCCGGAGCCAATCTGGCGGTGCTGGGCAAGGAGATCATCCAGTTCGCTGCGGCCGAGGCGCTGGGCGGCCGGCGGTTCCGCCTGCGCGGTCTGTTGCGCGGCCGACGCGGCACCGAATGGGCCACCGGCAGCCACGCAGTGGGGGAGGATTTCCTGCTGCTCGAGGCCGCCGCCCTGGCCAGCCTGCCGCTGCCGCTGGAGCGGCTGGGCGAGACACTGCTGCTGCGCCCGACGGGGTCGGGCGATGCCGCCACGCCGCCGTTGGTGACCAGCATCGGCCGCGCCGCCATCCAACCACTGGCCCCCGTGCACGTGCGGGCCCTTCGGGTGGGCAGCAATCTGGTGTGCCACTGGATCCCGTCAAGCCGTGCCGGCTTTGGCTGGCCGGATTTCACCGATGTGCCGACGGGCGAGCGCAGTCTCGCCTTCCGTGCCGGCCTGTTCACGGCGGCCGGGCCGATGGCTACGGCCGATCTCGACGCGCCGGCCTGGGTGGTGCCGGCCCCGGCCGGGCCGTGTTGGCTTGAGGTGGCGCAACTGGGCCTGACGCTGGGGCGGAGTGCCCTGCTCGGGATTGAATAA